TGAAATCTCTATTGAGGGAATGATGATTGAGATTTCAAAAAGACAACAATCGGATGATGATTACAAACAAATCTTAGCAGAGAAAAAAGGCATGATTGAATTTGTTGTAGATACTTGTAATCAACAATACGAACTAGCAACACCAATCACATTTGATGAATGTTGGGATGCAGTAAAAGATATGCCGTTAGATCAAGCTAGAGAGTTAATCAACGCAAAATTTGCAGAGCGTAACGAAATGGAAGAGGCTGCACGAGCAAGTATCACAAATGAACCCATTGAAATGGTTGAAGTGGTAGAAACAAAAGCTGGTTTAACAGTAACGGTTTATGACTTAACAGAAGATGATGCAAAAGATTTGACTGATTTCTTAGAAATGCGTGGTTACAAATATAAAGGGGTATAGATGGATAGTAGATATAATGCGGTAAAAACTGTACCGCAATCAGCGTTAAAGGTAATTGACTTTGGGAAACTTAAAGGCAAGTATGATATTTCTCCACAATGGAGATGGGAAATATTAACCGAAGTTTATGGTATGTGTGGTGTTGGTTGGTACTTTGACATTGTAGATACAGAACAAGTATTGGTAGAAGCTACTGGCGAAACGATGCTTTATGTAAAAGTAAATCTCTATATAAGAGATGGTGAAGAATGGAGTAAACCAATTCCGGGTTATGGTGGAGATTTCTTAATCTACAAAGATAAAAATGGTTACCACGGAAATGATGAAGCATTCAAGATGGCGGTTACAGATGCATTAGGTACTGCAGCAAAAATGATTGGTGTAGGCGCTGATGTATATCGAGGTTTACAAGATACCAAAATCAATGCAGCGGCAGAAAAGGAAAAGAAAGAAAAAGAATTTGACCCTCACAATGCATACGCAATCGTTTTGAAGATGGCAAAAGAACATGGGTTAAGTGAAGAACAAGTAGCACACCAATTAACAGAAATGTTTGGTGTTGTTGTGATTGATAACGTTACAAGAGACCAAATGTCTAAAATTTATGACTGGGTAAAAGGCTATGAAGTGGACAACAAGTAATATTGATATACTTCGTAGCCCACTAGGTGTAATGGTAGTAATACCAGCACCACATGACAATGATCTATCAAAGATTACTACTGATAAAGAGTACACAGTAGAAATCAAACGCAAAACTAAATCAAGAAGTCTAAATGCCAATTCTTATTGCTGGCTTATAGCACAGAAGATTGCAGTTGAGTTAAGCAAAAATAGCTACACAACAAAAGAAGATGTGTACAAAAAAGCTATAAAGGACTGTGGACATTTCACATATGTTCCAGTCCGTGAGGATGCAGTTGAACGCTACATAACAATATGGCAAGCACACGGCATCGGTTGGATAGCAGAAGATGCTGGCGAGTGTAAAAGCATCAAAGGTTATCACAACATAATGTGCTACCACGGATCATCAGTATACACAGTTGCAGAAATGCAAAGGCTAATTGATTGCTTGGTTGATGAGTGTAACCAACTCGGAATAAAACTTGATGATAGCGATTACATTCAATCATTGGTTAAGGAGTGGGGGAATGAACAAGCGAAAAAGGAATGATGATAAACTCTATAAAATCACAAGACCACAAGCTATCGAACGAGATAGTATAGATGGCTATCCGTGTTGTGTAATATGTGGCGCACCTGCTACAGATGTTCACCACATTTTGCCTAGAGGTAGAGGCGGTACAAGCGAACTAAATAACTTAGCGTGTTTGTGTAGATATTGCTATGAGAACCTAGCACATGGAGTATTTGCAAAGGAAACAAAATTAAAGCTAGAAACAATCATTATGGAAAGGATGAAACAATATGAAAAGAATTGATGTTGTTGAACTATATGTTAAGAAACGCATTGAGAAATTAGAACAAACGCAAGCCGAATACAAAGTAAATGAAAAAGAAATTACAGAATTGAAAGATGTGTTAGATGTAATTGAACAAACGCAACCAAAAGTTAAATGCGTAAGCGTTGGTTAATGGTTAGTCTATGAGTGATAACAAAAAATATTACTATCTCAGATTAAAAGATAATTTCTTTGATAGTGATGAGTTGAAGATATTAGAAAGCATGAAAGACGGCTACTTGTATAGTAATATTCTTTTAAAACTCTATCTACGCAGTTTGAAGAATGATGGAAAGTTAGTTGTTAATGATCGCATTCCTTATAACGCAGAAATGCTGGCAAGTGTAACTGGACACCAAATAGGAACCGTTAAGCAAGCGATATCAATCTTCAAAGACTTAGGACTAATCGATGTGCTAGAGAATGGCGCAATCTATATGTTGGATATTCAAAATTTTATCGGTAGAGGCAGTAGTGAGGCTGATAGAAAGAGAGAATATAGACAACGAATAGAAACCGATAGGACAAATGTCCGACAAATCTCCGACAAAACTCCACCAGAGATAGAGATAGAGTTAGAGATAGAGAAAGAGTTAGAGATAGAGAAAGATAGTAGTGCAAAAAGCACTACAACAAAACGCAAGCGTTTTGAAAAACCCTCTATCTCTGATATTAAACAATACTGTATGGAACGTAACAATAATATAATTGCTGAACATTTCTTTGACTACTACGAAAGTAACGGATGGAAAGTAGGCAAGAACTCCATGAAAGATTGGAAAGCAGCAGTTAGAACTTGGGAACGTAGCGAATACAGAAAACCTAATTCTAAAAAGAATAGCAAGGAAGATGCAATCAACGTAGTAAAGGAGTTGATGGAAGAATATGAACAATCAGCAACAGATAGTGAAAGCACTATCAATGTTACAGATAGCGTACAGTACTGATATGTCAAAGGAACGCATGAAACTATACGTATCAATGCTTTCAAACGTCAACCCAATCACGTTAGAACAATCTGTAGCGAACTTGATTAATCGTTGTAAATTTTTACCAACGATTGCAGAAATTAGAGAGGAATGTTCCGCATTAAGTGCCTTTGTAAATGCACATGAGGAACTACCGACTGCACAAGATGCATGGGAAAGGGTGTATCAAGTAGCTAGATCGTATGGCTACGAAAAGGGGTTAGACAAGTTAGAGGGTTTAACAAAACAATGCGCCAAAGCAATTTGGAAATCGTTTGACCCTCAAAACGGAGATAACTTCAACGAAACATCATGTAGGGCGCAGTTTGTTAAGAACTACGAAACGCAAGAAATAAGAGAACGTGAGCGATTGAGATTGTCCGACTCAATCAAGGATAATCACTTGTTGTTAAAAGCAAGAGAAAAAGCAGAACGTGAACGTGCATTGATTGGTGCTGGTCAAAAGAAAATTGAAATGACCTCTACAGGTAACTTGGTAGAGGTAGCCAAAGAACCAGTAGATGTAACAGAAATAATCAACAAAAGCAAAATGTCAGATAAAGGAAAAGAGTTATTAAAACAAGCAATAGGGGGTTAAACGTGAGGGAAAGAGTGAAAGAGTTTGATGTAAGCGTGAATGTAAATTTCAATGTTAGTTTTCAAGTGCTGGCAACTAGCGAGGCACAAGCACGAATTAAGATTGAAAACTTACTTGAAATCATGAGGAACGAGGCAACAGTAGATTGCCATATTCATCCAAACTATGATGTCAAAACTAATGAAGTTGAAGCGGAATTAAACCAGATTAGTTATTGGTAAGTAAAGGAGAATTATGAATACAGTACAAATTTTAGGTAATTTAACACGTGATCCAGAAGTCCGTTATACACAAAGCGGAAAAGCGGTAGCCACATTCAATGTAGCAGCAAGCAACACTTTCACATCAAGCGATGGTGAAATGAAAGAACAAACGGCGTTCATTAATTGCGTTGCATGGGGCAAGCTAGGCGAAGCAGTAGGAAACTACAGAAAAGGAAACCGCCTATTTGTTGAAGGCCGAATTCATACACGTTCTTACGAAGATAGCAACGGACAAAAGAAATACGTTACGGAAGTAATCGCTGGTTTTGTTGGTGTATCCGCATTGAATGATATGGCAACGGAAAGTAACTTTGAAAATTTTGCAGATGATAAAGGCAACGATGAAAATGTTCCGTTTTAAGGAGTGATAAAGATGGTTAAATTATTAGTTGTGGCGAGTTGTGGAACTGCTACATATAAAACAGAAACATATAAAAATAAAGAAATGTTTCAAAACGATATTGAAAATGTGAATGAAGGCTATAAGAAGTTAATTACTTTTACAGACAAATTTGGAAAATTCGTTGCCGTATCTCCTGTTAATTGCGTTATCGAATGTGAAGATTGCGAGGAGTGAGTAAAAATGCTAGTAAAAGATGAAACAAAATATTGTTGGTGTGAGGATGAAGTAGCTGGTGAACCGCAAGATAGCATTAAAGAGGCTATCGAAGATTATTTGGATTACCAAAAAGATTTGTTTGATGTATGCGATAGTGATCATGGTTATTTAGGAGAATATGATATTGAGTCAGTAAGAATTGGACATCCTTATTACTATGTACCTGAGATAGATGGTGAGCGAGTTATTTGGAATGTGCTTGATTATAACTTAGATGATGAAATCGCTGAATGGTCAGACAATTACATGAAAGATGTTAAAAATGAACATATTGACGAACTAAGTGAAGAACTAACGAAAGTATTTCAAGCATGGGAAAAACGTCATGGGTACGAGAACAAATCTTGGGTTGTACAAGAAACAAAATCCTATCGTATTGAAGATTATGTAAAGGAGTAAAAATATGAATAAGATTGTATCAGCTTTATTGGTAGTAGTTATGATTGGCGCGGTTGTATGGAGTTTTGCGTTTGGTGTTCCAATGTATATGGTATGGCAACAACAAAAGGCAGGTGAGGCAGAACTTGCTAGAGCAGAACAGAACAGACAAGTTGCAGTATTAGAGGCTAAGGCAAAATTAGATAGTGCTGAAAGCCTAGCACAAGCGGAAGTAAAACGTGCAGAGGGTACTGCAAAAGCTAATCAAATTATCGGTCAATCATTAAAAGGTAATGAGGCATACATTCATTGGTTATGGGTTGATACTTTAAAAGATAGTAAAGACCAAATCATTTACATTCCAACAGAGGCTGGTGTGCCTATTACTGAAAGTTTCAGATTGAAAGAAAGTAAATAACATATGAGAGTGTATAGAGAAGAACTCTTAATGTGGCGAAAGTTATATGTAGATGAGTGCAGGGAACAAAACAAAGAACCTATAGAATTGGGTCAATGGATAAGAGAATTAAAGGCAGACGGATTAGAAGTGATTGATAGGAAGAGTTTATTAAATGAACATTTGGGGGTTGTTTGATGATGGCAACGGCTGCTATCGTCAAGCGGTAGATGAATACAACGTGAATATGGGGGGGCAACACACGATCATATCAATAGGCATTGGTGATGCGTGTATCAACCAAGACTTAGCGATTAATACATTGCATCAACCAAATGCACTATGGGAGCAATTAGATAAACTAGATAAACCTGATGTGATATTAGCTAGTCCACCTTGTGAAAGCTGGAGCGTAGCAAGTGCGATGAAAGGCGGAAACGCTTGTTGGAAACAAGAAAAGGATATGACTATAAACCTATTTGGTGAATATGAACAAAGAAGTAAATTCACAATCAGAAATCACATTGATTATGAAAACTATCAATTCAAATATGACAAGTCGTTTTTAACACGCATCAATGGTGAGATGTGTATATACAATACATTGAAAATCATTGAGCGTTATCAACCTAAAGTGTTCGTGATTGAAAACCCAGCATATGGGCGGATATGGGAATATATAGCAAATGTAATAGGGTTTGATGTTCCTTATGAAAATCTAACCTATTACAACTGTTATGACTACCCAATAAAAAAGCCTACAAAGTTTGGTAGCAATATCGATTTAAAATTATTGTGTGATAATTCTAAACTAGGTGTTGAGTGGTGTACATACAAAGGGATTGGCAAAAATAGATATAATGCACGATCGCATATTCCGTTGGAGTTAGTAAAAGATATTTTAAAACGATGTGAACAATATGTAGAGAGGTAAATATGTACAAATTACAAGAAAAAGCAATTAATGCAGCAAGAACAGTTTTATTTAATGAGTTTGGGTATAACGCTAATGAAATAGCACCTATGGATATGTATATAGTTTGGTTTTGCAAAACATTACAAAATTGGAAAGCATTGGTAAGCGGTGTACATATCAAAGAGTATATCGAGGTTACATATAACGGAGATAAACAAGAGGTTTATGTTGATGTGTATCAAAAAGCATCCAATCAATGCTTAAAAGATGGCGGTGATGATCGTTGTCAATAAATAGTAAACAAAAAGGTGCTAGAGGTGAACGAATGTGGCGAGATGTGTGTAGGTCGCATGGGTTCGATAAAGTCCGTAGAACTGCACAATATTGCGGCAATACAGGTGATGCATCGGACTGTGTAGGACTGCCAAACATACATCAAGAAGTCAAATTTGTTGAAAATCTGAATGTCCGTAAAGCCTATGAGCAAGCGGAACATGATGCAAAAAAGAATGGCGATATGCCTATAGTAGCTTGGAAAAAAAGTAATAAACCTTGGTTAGTCGTAATGAGTGCGGATGATTTCTTCCGTATATACAAAGAAAGTGAATGGAGTGAGGAACATGGAACAAATGAAAGTGAAATTAGTTAATGAATACGCACAACTACCAACAAGAGGGAGTAAGGATGCAGCTGGGTTAGATTTGTATTGTCCATTTGATGCGATCGTGCCAGCGGATAGTCAAAAGAAAATACCTTTAGGGATAGCGATTAAAATTCCTGATGGTTGTGTAGGAGTACTAGCACCAAGAAGTAGTCTACATAAAACACCGCTTAGAATACCTAATAGTGTAGGCATCATAGATAGTGATTATGTTGGAGAAATATGTGCAATATTTGACAACGTATCATGCAAAGATTACACGATTAAACGTGGTGAACGTATAGCACAATTGATTGTGATGCCAATCATTAAAACAAACGTCATCGAAGTTGACGATTTAGGGGAAACTGAACGTGGTGAAAATGGTTTTGGTAGCACAGGTAAATGATTACAGGAAATAAAGCTGAAAAGGAATAAAGAATGTGTAAGAAAGATAATTTTTTTAATGCACTATTGGTGTGTATGATTGTTTGGATATTTACATTGTTAATAGGAATTACAATTATGATGTTCAAACACGTGTTGAGTTCAATGGGTTGATTATGTAAAGGATATGGGCGGTGAAATATCCGCCCTATCATAAGAGGTGAGTATGCGGTCTTATTATTTAAAACTAAAAAAAATGGCATATAGTTGCGTTGACTTTCAGATGCTTACAAATCATAAGCAATTTATAGATAAGGCATACGATGATGGTTTCATCACGCAAAAAGAATATGGCAAGATGCTTAAATTTATAGATCGTGTTGTAGCCAAAGGTCTTAAATGTGAAGAGATAGGGTTATAAGAGGTAAGTATGAGGATTTATAACGATATACAAAGAATTGGTATGGAAGATACGATTTACACATTGCAACGTGCGTTGGCCTTTGTTTATAACGATGATTTGCTAGAACCTAAAGTTACATATGATTTTGATAGATTTAGGTTAATCTACAAATACGGCAATATCAATATAGGTATAGAATTACCGTTGATTGAATTGAGAGGTTTAAATCTTACGTTAGAGCAACTTGCATTGGATATAAAGAAACAAGTTATATCACAATATAGATATGAAATCGATAAACAATATGGGGGTGTGTATGATTAATTTAGAGTTGTTATCTAGTGCTTTAACAATCGTTATTGGTGATACAATCTATAAACCTGAGATTGAAAGAGAGGATGGTAGCATAAAAATTATATATAAGTTATCAAATGTTACTATTACAGAATTATCAACAATATTTGAGATTGAACATTGCATGAGGTTGGACTTTTTTGTTGATAAAATAAGACTTAAAATTAAACATCAAATATACAATTCGTTATCAATGGGGATTAGTAATGGAAATGTTAGATTATAGTGGATATGTAGAACATTCCGACTTTTACATAGCGCCTCAAAGCTATCAAGATGCATTTGATTTCTTGTGCCAGCTTGCATTTGAGAGCAAAGAAACTGTGTTCTATATAGGTAAAGCCATTGAGTATGACAAAAGCTATGGCTTTGATGAAGATGATAACTTTTATTTAGAAGATGAAGTTAGGTTTGAATGGAACGAGGAAAAAGGAGAGTGGATAGAAAGTGTTTAGACGATATGAGAAAAGGGTTAATGAAATTCAAGCTATGCAATATGATGGCACTAACGTTATGGAAATAGTCGATTTTATTGGTGATGTAATTGGTATTGATTGGTATGAAAACGCATCATTAGAAATCACAACAGATGATGGAAGAATCGAATGCTTTAAGGGTAATTATATTGTTAAAGATCATAAAGGTAAAATTAAAGTTCATGAGGCAAGTGAATTTGAAACGACTTACAGAGAGGTAGAAGATTATGATTAGTGATGAACAAGGGAGAGAATGGTTACTTCAAAAGTTTTATGATGATGGGTGGCTATATTATTATAAAGCAGGTAATGGATGTATGTACCTATCCAAACAAAAGCCTGCTTTTCGTATAGGGAGTAATGAAATAGACCCAAACAGTGGTGGAACAACAAAGTGTACTGATGCTTTTGTAGGGTTAATTCCTGAAATGCAACTTAATGAAGTGTTGGATATCACAAAATGTTTAAATATTGTTAATTGGTCGGAAGTAACGATTGATATGCCTATAATCGTTACTACATCATATGGTGATGTTGTAAATATGCACTTTGCTAAGTTTAAAAATGGCTTCATATATTATTACAGCGGTGGACGTACAAGTTGGACGCAAATAAAAACAGTTGGAATGTATAGAACCACGCCTGAATATGTAAAACTAGCAGAGGTATAAATACATGATGTACTTTTTATTTTTTTTTATTAATTGCAGTAGGTAGTACCAAAGATGGATAGGCGAATGCAATTATATTTGTAGCATGGAGCGTGTTGGTTTATATGCTAGCTATTAATGGCGCATTTAAGGATTGAGGTGATTTGTATTTGAGCGAACTGTCAAAGGAAGAAAAGAGATTAATAAATAGTGCTAAGGAATACCTAGAGCCGTTAAAAACAGTAGATAAAGACATTGAGTTAATGGTGATGGAAATAAAGGAATTACAAAGTAACATAACAACAATTAGTGCTATTGATTACTCAAAAGATAGGGTAAGTGGTGGCGGTGTTCCTTGTGGATTGGAAAATAGCGTTGCAAGATTTATTGACATAGAAAAGGAACACCGTAGACGGCTTGATGAGTTAAAAAAGTATAAATGTGATGCAACTGATTTGTTATTCGATTTGCATGCTCCTATTGGTAGTAAGATATTAAGAGCAGAATACATATTAGGTATGACTACACAACAAGCATGTGCAATTTACGAAGAACATTTTAAAGAAAGACAAGCTTTGAGATATAGAGATGAAGCATTTATTGAAGTAGCCAAAAAGATATCACAAAATGTCAGTAAATGTCAGTAAATGTCAGTAAATGTCAGTAAATGTCAGTATATCTACACTTTGCTATTAGGTATAATATATATGTAGAAGTTGCCACTAAGCGACTACTACTCACTCTTTCCTTAGGAAATCAAACACAACAACAAGCACGCCCAAATAAGAGCGTGCCTTTGTTGTATATGGGCGAAATGTGGTATAGGACAAGTCATCGATGGACACAGAGTAGTAGCGCAACCATATTTGATTAATGAGTGAAACATAATACTTTTTTCTAATTTCAGAAATATGTGTTAAGACAAAATTTGTAAAACTTTACTGCAAAACTGATAAGGGTAGGTCGAATATTTTCAACATAGCTTATTGACCTTAAATACGAACCTACCCTAATTGGTTTTTACATGCTGAATACTGACAACTAACTGGGCCTCCAAATTTAGTCATATATTCTATTGTTACTTAACCTAACACAAGTACGATTCATAATAGTTAGTTGTTGGTATTGAGTGATTATTGAAAACTGGAGTTATATTTGTTTCCTAGGTACATAACACAATATAGAGTCTTAGAAGATACGCTAATTCCTATGTGTTACATTGACAAGAGTTCAATGGTATAACTTCGGTTTTGAATAATCAACACAATAAAAATGAATAAAACTATCACATAATGAGGTATATCTACGTGGATATATCTCATTTTTTGTATAAATCTATCAAAACAGGGAAAGGGTATGACTGAGATAAGATGTTGTAAGCATAAGTGCTTGAACAACAAAAAGGGGATATGTACCGCAAAGGTAATTGAATATGACGGACTATGTCAAACATATATTACACATGGCGGTGCAAGTAAATGTAATTATGGGTTGTGCGTACGATCGCATGGAAAACTCAAAAGGAAAGGTGGCGAAGTGCTTAAATGATTAAAGCGATTAAACAATTCATTGAAAATAGAAAACTATTCAAACAAGCAGCCAAAAACTTAAATGATAAAGAACTACAGGCTAAAGCAAAATACGCTTACGAGCATCGTGTGGATAGCTTGCTGACCATCATTGATTATATGGCTATTCTATGTGCGGTGTTAATCGTGGCGGCCGTAGTGTGGTGTTGGATGTGAATTATCAACCAACAATAAGAAAGCTATTAACCGCATTACGGATGAATGGTAGACGATATGTAGTAGACACAAGACAATCATGGAGCAAATATGATAAGCCTTGTAAGGTATACATAGTCAGTCGAATGTACACAGAGGAAGAGTACAAACTAACATTCCCTGAAAAATACAAAAAGGGTAAGACTTTTAAACAAGGACAACTCTATAAAAAAGAAAGCGAGTATAGCAGCACCAAACAACATGAGGTGTTGCTATTTTTAGTTAAGACATATAAAGGTGGTGAGTAACATTGACGAATATAGAAGAATTAGCACAAAAACTAACTAAGAAAGAACGCATATTCGCTGATGAATACGTTAAGACCACTAATGGAACACAAAGCGCAATTACTGCTGGATATTCAGAAAAGACGGCAAGAAGTAAAGCTAGTCAGTTGTTGACAAAAGTAAACGTACGCCAATATATAGATGCAGTCATGAACGAACGCAGCAAAGACACAATCGCAACGGCTGATGAAGTGTTGGAATACTTGACTAGGGTTGTGCGTGGCGAAGAAAAAGATGCGTTTGGTTTAGATGTATCTGTTGCCGATAAAACGAAAGCAGCTGAACTGTTAGGTAAACGGCATATGTTATTTACTGATAAGGTTAAATTATCTGCAGAAGTAGAAATTGATATTTCTGACCGTATGAAAAAAGCACGGAGTAGATCTAATGAAGTACAACAAAGCACAGCTGATTGACGCACTTGCATCATTTGCTGATGATCCGTTGGGGTTTGTGTACTTTGCCTTTCCTTGGGGGGAGCCCGGGACGCCATTGGAGAATATGGAGGGGCCTGATGAATGGCAACAAGAACATTTAAAATATCTAGGTGAACAATTAAAGAAAGGTAAGTCTTTACAGACTGCAATTCGTACTGCTCACGCATCTGGCCATGGTATCGGTAAATCTGCCGATGTATCATGGATTACTCTATTTTCAATAGCTACTCATGAAAATACTCGTGGCGTTGTAACAGCAAATACCGATACACAGTTAAGATCTAAAACATGGGCGGAACTTGGCAAGTGGTACAACATGTTTGTTGGTAAAGAACTATTTACTTACACGGCAACAGCAATATTTTGTAGTGATAAAAAATATGAGAAAACTTGGCGTATAGATGCTATTCCTTGGAGTGATTCGAACCCGGAAGCATTCGCAGGTCTTCATAATCAAGGTAATCGGATATTGGTTATCTTTGATGAAGCGTCTGCTATTTCTGATAAGATTTGGGAAGTTACTGAAGGGGCCCTTACGGATTCCAATACAGAAATTCTTTGGTGTGTCTTTGGTAATCCTACTCGAAATAGTGGGCGGTTCCGTGAATGTTTTAGAAAGTATAGAGAATATTGGAAAACGTATCAAATTGATAGCCGTACAGTGAAAATATCCAATAAAGCACAATTGCAACAATGGGTTGATGCTTACGGTGAAGATTCTGACTTTGTAAAAATTCGTGTTCGTGGTGTATTCCCTTCCGCATCAGATTTGCAGTTTATCTCTACGGAAATTGCTGACAAGGCACAAAAGCAAGTCTATAAGCTAGGACAATTTGAACATCTACCTGTAATCATTGGTGTGGATCCTGCGTGGACTGGTTCAGACTCCTTAGAAATAGTCATGCGGCAAGGCTACTATATGAAGTCGCTTGCATCTATTCCTAAGAATGACGATGACTGGCGCATGGCTCAACTGATTGCTCAGTTCGAGGACGAATACAAAGCAGATGCCGTATTCATCGATATGGGATATGGTACAGGGATATATTCTATCGGTAAGCAATTAGGGCGCAAATGGCGATTGATTGAGTTTGGCGGCAAGAGTAATGACCCTGTATATCTCAATATGAGGGCGTATATGTGGGGACAGATGAAAGAATGGCTTCGTGAGGGCGGCTCGATTCCACCTAATGACCAAGCACTATATGATGATATCGTAGGACCTGAAGCGATCATTGATAAAAATGGTCGTATTCAGCTCGAAAGTAAAAAAGATATGAAAGACAGAGGGCTACCGTCTCCGAATAAAGGTGATGCCCTCGCCTTGACCTTTGCTGCGCGGGTCGTTAAAAAAAGCGAAACAGGCAATAGGATTATAGCTAATACGAGTTACAATCCTTTTTAATTGTAGAAAGTGAGGGATAAAGATGTGTATGAAAGGTGCATCTGCTAACTATACACCACCTGCTCCGGCTCCGACTGTTCAAGCGAATATGAGCAATCAGACTGGTGAGGAAATGGCAGAAACTAAACGCAAATTCAAACGTGGCTTTGAATCTACTATCTTAGGTCCGACTGCTGGCGGTCAGAAATCAATTTTAGGGGGATAGTATGGCGGAAATGGAATCTTTACTGGCTAGACAACCTACAGCGGGTGTTAAGCCTGTTAAACGTGATTATACGAAGTTGAGAAAGAAATTTTCGCAACTATTTAACGCACAGCAACGATATATAAATAAGTGGAAGCAGTTGCGTGACTATCAGTTGCCGTTCATTGGTCAATTTGATGGTGAAGAGGACCAGTCGGAACCTTACAACGGTAAAATACTAAATCCTGTAGCTTGGGAATCCTGCCAGATATTTGCTAGTGGTGTTATGAGCGGCTTAACGCCTCCGAGTCGTAAGTGGTTTAAGCTAACGATGGAAAACATCGACGTAGCAGCGAATAGCCAAGTTGCGGAATTATTGGATGAACGAGAGGAAATCTTGTATGCAGTCCTCGCTAAATCCAATTTCTACAGCGTAGTTCACCAAGTTTATATGGAATTGCCTATTGGGCAAGCTCCAATGGGGATATTTGCTGATAGTGAATCTGGTGTTCGTTTCACATCATATCCGATAGGTACCTATGCTATTAGTACAAATAGCAAGGAAACTGTAAATATCTTTGGTCGTAAATACAAAATGACAGTAGATCAGATTGTCGAACAGTTTGGGTATGATAACTGCCCAGATAACGTTAAGAATATTTACGACAACGGCAACAGCTTGCAACAATCATTCACAGTCAATTGGTTGGTTGAGCCTAATAAAGACCGCAGGGATAAGTTAGGCCGTCGCAATATGCCATATTCATCCGTCTACTGGGTGGATGGTAGCAATAACGATGAAGTGTTATATCATGGTGGCTTTGAAGAGTGGCCAATTCCAATCGCTCGGCATACGTCGATGGACTTGAATGGTTACGGTAAGGGTGCCGCATGGTTTGCTCAACCAGATTCACAAATGCTGCAGAAGTTAGAATTTGATTATCTGACAGCCGTTGAATTGGGCGTTAAACCTCCTATGCAAGCACCGTCTGATGTCATTAGTACGGTTAACTTGTATCCGGGTGGCATTACAGAGATTGAGGGTCAACATAAAGTTGAACCGATGTTTGCTGTGCAGTCAAATTTACAGGATATCCAGAATAAGATTGCAGTTACAGAGGATTCAATCAAGAGAGCCTATAGTGCTGATTTATTCTTGATGTTAGACCAAATTGACAAGGGTCAGATGACGGCTCGTGAGGTTATGGAACGCACTCAAGAGAAATTGCAACAATTAGGCCCTGTGGTTGAACGGCTGCTATCTGAATTCTTGAATCCAATTATTGAACGTGTGTATTCCGTCCTAGATCGTGCCGGTGTATTTCCACCTGTTGAGGATGAGGAAATCTTAGACCAGTTAAACGGTCAAGAGGTTAAGATTGAATATATCTCGCCGTTAGCCCAAGCGCAAAAGATGAGTTCTTTGGTGAACATCGAACAGTATTTTGCATTCATCATGTCCTTGGCACAGGCTAATCCGAATATTGTTAACAAGTTTAACTTTGAAGAGGCCGCCAATACATATGGTGTGAACCTAGGTGTACCAGCTAAGATTATTCGTTCCGATGATGAATATCAAGAAATTTTAGCGCAACAGGCACAGGCGCAAGCTGAACAGGAACAGCAACAACAATTGATTCAGGCTGCACAATTAGCACCTCAATTGGCTGGAGCGGCCAAACAAGCAACAGACGCCGCCAATGATGGCAATCCTGCACTACAGCAGTGGCTAGGAATGGACGGTGTTTAGATGAAAACAATTAAAGATTATATGCAAGAGCGAGATATGCAAGCGCTTAACCACGTACTTAGCACAGAGCTAGGTAGGTGGTTTTTTTGTCGCCTGATGGATCGCTCGGGCATATTAAAGCAATCGTTCACTGGAAACAGTGAAACATATTTCAACGAAGGAAAGCGAAAGGTTGGTCTGTTATTCCATAGTGACCTAAACAAATTAGGCATTGATGGAGTTAAGCAGTACCACCAAGCGCAGCTCGAATATATCGGGCAGCAAGAATATTTTAATAATTTAGTCGAAAAGGAGAAACAAAATGGCTGAAGAAAATATGGGAGCTAACAATAGCATGACTGGCAATGAATCGGGCGCGAATCCGGACCAAAACAATCCTACGCCACCTGCTGAACCACCTGCTAATCCAAGTGGTGAAGGTAATAATCCATCTGCATTAGGCGGTGATAATACGCCACCTGCTGAACCAACGGTTTATGACTTTAAGGGTGCATTCCCTGAAGGTACTGAACTTGATGAAACTGTATCTGCTGACTTTAGTAAGCTGCTTAATCAAGTCGGTGCAACACAGGAACAGGCTGTTGAACTAGCTAAGTTTGGCAGTCAGTATGCACAGAACATCTTAACTGCTTATCAAGAGCAGCAAGAGCAAGCAATTGTTGAAAAGCAACAAGCGGATTATGAACAAGCTAAACAGGAGCTGGGTGGTAAGTTCGATGAAACTGTAGCCCTTGCAGGTAAAGGCATTGAAGCACTAACTAAAGCGGTACCTGAATTACGTCAATTACTTGTTGATAGTCATATCGACAACAATATTAACATGATTAAAGTGTTTGCGGCTGTTGGCGAAATGGTTCAGGAAGACCCGGGCGTGGGTAATTCTAAAGGCAGCCATGAAATTACAACCGAACAACAATTGGCTGAATCTATTTATAGTGACATGAAGAAATAAGGAGAAAAATAAATGGCAATTGGAACATTAAATCCTACTTTGCTCGATGTAGCACAACGTGTAAAAGGTGATGGTCATCTCGATAAAATTGTTGAAATGATGAACCAAACCAATGAAGTTTTAACTGATATGACAATGCTTGAAGGGAATCTTCAAACTGGTAATATGACTACCATTCGTACTGGTTTACCAAAGGCAACTTGGCGTTTATTTAATAGCGGTGTAAATCAAGATAAATCCAAAACAGCACAAATTACAGACGCCTGCGGTATGCTTGAATCTTATGCAGTTGTTGACCGTAAATTGGTGGATATTTCTAACAATGCTGCTGAATTCCGTTTACAAGAAGATCGTGCATTCTTGGAATCTATGAACCAAGAAATGGCGTCTACTTTATTCTATGGTTCTAAATCTGAACCTGAAAAATTTATCGGATTAGCACCACGATACAATGATAAAACGGCTCGCTCCGCAGAAAACCTTATTGATGCAGGCGGTACCGGTAACCAGTTAACTTCCATTTGGCTTTGCGTATGGGGCCCTAATACAATGTATGGCTTCTATCCTAAGGGCGGCAAAGCGGGCTTCACAATGGAAAATGATGGTGTAGTTGATGCGCTTGACGGTGAAGGTAAAAAGTATAAAGCATACCAAACTCATTATTCTTGGGATTTGGGTTTAACAGTACGTGACTGGCGTTATGCTGTTCGTATTGCGAATATTGATGTATCTAAGCTTACAAAAGATGCATCTGCAGGTGCTGACCTTATCGACTTGATGATTGATGCAGAAGAAAAAATCCCTAACCTTGGTATGGGTCGTCCAGTTTGGTACATGAACAAGACTGTTCGTGGTTTCTTACGAAAACAACTTAATAAAGGTCACCAATATCAAACTGCAGCAGGTAAAGAACCTGGAAAAATCGTTGTTGATTTCAATGATGTTCCAGTACGTCGAACTGATGCATTAATCATTGGCGAACAACAAGTTAAATAATAGGGGGTAACCAAGTTATGATGATTGATAAAGAAAATGTATTCTTTTGGAAGAAAGCTATCACAGCTAATACAAACTCTGATGTTGTAATGAATGGTGAAGGGGGCGACGCAGTTGTCGCTCCTTGGATGGTTATTCGTGTTGATGCTGATGTAACCGGCACAGGTTTATTTAATGTGTATACTTCTGATAAGGAAAACATGGCGGATGCCAAGTTGTTAACCGGTATTACTTTCCCACAAAATGCAAAAGCTGGCGAAGAACGTGTAATGCGTATTCCAGCTGGTGCGAAGAAGTTTATTCGCATCAATGCGAACAATATGACTGCTGGTACTATTACCGCATTCCTTACATTTGATACGAATATTGCTCGATAAGGTGGTGTAATTATGTTAGTAACAACTAAACAAAAAATGTATCTAACTATGCACGGCCTTGTTGATAAAGGCGAAACAATTGATATTCCAGAAGATGTGATCAATGATTTCGGAAAAGATTGTTTTGAATTTGTAGGAAACGTAAAGCCTAAAGATAAGGAACCGGGCAATGAAACAGAGCCGGGTGACAAAAATCCACCAGATGAAAATACTGAAGGTGACAATACAGGCAATGAAAATCCACCAGATGAAAATACTGGCAACGAAAAGCCTAAGAAAACAAGCAAAAAGAAAACCGATACTACGGAAGAATAAGTGACAATATGAGGGGTGCTTATGCATCCCTCTATTACCATATAGGGGGAAATATGACACCTACTGACATCTGTAATCAAGCACTTGCATTAATTAATGCAGGGTTGCTTTACTCATTTGAAGAAGAAACTGAGCAAGGCCGCCAATGCCGTATGCAATATGACCCAACTAGACAGTTGGTATTGCGACAATTTGAATGGAATTTTGCTCGCAAAAATGAAAGATTGGTATTGTCTGCCCATAAAATTAATGGGTGGAATTATGTATATGCGTATCCGGAACAATGTATTCGGATATTAGGGGTTATTCCACAAGGTGATCGCTTTCATGCGGAATCGCAACCGGAATACAACATATTTAATATTGGAAATAACAAAAAATGCATAGTGAGCAATGTCCCACTGGCATTTGTTGATTATATATATGACGTGACTGACTTAGATGTTTGGGATTCTATATCCTTGTACATGTTGCAATGCAAATTGGCTAGTGCGTTGGCTATGCCGCTTACTGGTGATAGAGGATTGTTTGACCAAGCATACAAACTGTATCAAGCGGCGGTTCAAGAAGCTAAAGGAATGAACGCTAAAGAACGTAAGCAAGATACAGTTTATATATCTAGCTATGTGAAAGCGAGGGATTGGTAATGAGTAATCCTATCTATATCTCACAATTAGCATTTACAACTGGTGAGGTATCGCCAGATGTATCGAGTCGTTTTGATTTAGAGCAATACAAAAGTGCCTTATTAGAGGCAGAGAATGTGGTTATTCGTCCATATGGAGCCGTTGCTAAACGGCAAGGCAGCCAATATGTAGGGCAAGTTAAATATAGCGATAAGCCAACACGATTATTTGAATTTACGACAAATACTAACAATTCCTTCATGCTCGAGTTTGGCGACAAATATATTCGTGTATGGAATTACGGTGTTTACACCGGTATTGAAGTTACTACTCCTTTTACTAGCGATATCTTGTTTGATTTGAACTGCAGCCAGTCAGGCGATGTAATGTTCATCTGTAGTGGAAAGTACCCTATTCAAACGCTATCACGATATAGTGATACGGATTGGCGACTTGAAGCCTACAAGTTAACTGAACAACCGTACGACACAATTAATACAGATGTTAATTCTACTGTTACGGTAACGGGCGATACAGTACGTTCTAGCAAAGATCTATTTAATGCGGATATGGTCGGCATGGTCATGCAACTAGGCTATTTTGTTGCAGCTGTTCATACAAAGAATACTGGTGTTGTAGTAGAGAAAAAAGAAAAACGGTCATTTATGGGAGGTATTCATAAGTGGAATGAGTACAACAACATTAATTACAATGTAGAATCCTACTCCACAGACCAAGACCTAGCTTGGAAATTTACAACGCATGGGACATGGACTGGTACCGTTAAACTTCAAATTACCACAAATAATGGGACGACTTGGAAAGATTACCGTACATACTCCTCTAACAATGACTATAACGTAACAGATGCAGGAAAAATTGAACCAAATGCAAAGCTACGTATTCAATCAGATATAAAAAGTGGTGAATGTAATGTTGACCTTTCAATTCTTCCATACACCACATGGGGTATTATCGAATTTAAAGAATTCGTAGATGCTAAAACAATGAAGATTAATATCTTGAACGGTATCGTTGAAAACGAAGCTACTTCTAAATGGAAGATGGGCAGTTGGGGCCGTAGTAATGGATATCCTAAGTTATGTACGTTTTATCAAGACCGCTTTGTAGTGGCTGCTACAAATAAAAACCCTAATTATATTTGGATGAGCTGTACTGGTGACTATCCAAACTTTGGCGTTGAAAAGGTGGAAGGCACTATCACAGATGATAGCTCAATTACCTTACCGGTGATTAATCGCAAAATGTACGAAATTCGTCATCTTGTACCAGCTAATGATCTAATCATTCTTACAAGCGGTAATGAATGGATTGTAAGTGGTGATAAAACTATTACACCTACCAACTGTAATCTAAAGACACAAACCCAACGAGGGGCCTTATCGTGTGAGCCACAATTTATTGGTAATCGTTGTGTATTCGTTCAAGAACGTGGTGGTACGGTTCGTGATATGGGTTATAGCTACGAAAGTGATAACTATACAGGGCAAGATTTAACATTGTTTGTTAAGACTCGTGTTAGAGGGTATTTAACTATAACCAGTGCGTATGCGCAAGACCCGGATAGCATTATCTATTACATCCGAAATGATGGGGAGATTAATTGCTTGACCTATATACCTGAACAAAAGGTGTATGGGTGGTCGCACTTTGTTACTAATGGTAAATACCTATATTGTGAATCCGTGTCTGAGGGCGAGCAAGATAGCTTGTATACTCTTGTTGAACGGACATTGCAAGGCAAAAAGGTAAAATACATCGAGCGTATGGTGCCATTGTATTCTGATGATGTGAATGTATTCCTTGATTGCTATGTCGAATTTAAGTCGAGTAATGCAATTGATAGTATTAACATTCCTCATTTGAGCGGTCAAACTGTGCAAGTTGTAATTGATGGTAAGCAACAACCAGATGTAATTGTGCCAGATGATGGCTTATTACAATTAAACGTCAGTGGTAGCAATATCAAAATCGGATTACCATTTACCTCTAAAATTCGTGTTCCATCAGTGGAAATGCAAATGCAAGACGGCACATTACAAGGCCGAGTTGCCACGGTATCAAGAGTTGTATTGCGTATGTATAAATCGTTTGGCGGTAAAGTTGGCCGTACATTTGACAAAATGGATGATATTACATTACCACCGAATGAACTATTTACTGGAGACAAGCCTGTAATTTTACCTAAAATGGGAATAAATTATTCAACCGATACATCGATATGTATAAAGCATAGTGATCCATTCCCATTTAATCTATTATCAATAACTCGCATAGTTGAAATTGGCGGAGGATTAAGAGATGTTCCGGGACTATAAAATTGATGAAATTGAGCCTACACGGCGAGATAAATTAATTCATGACCTAGAAGTCAACCTAAGGGCAATAGATGCCATAGAAGTCAAAGAGGTGAATCGTTTATACCCTTTCAAGGATTTCTGTTCCGAAATATGCAAATCTGATTATGATAGCCATGTCGTCGTAGAAGACGATGTGGCTATTTGCGTATATGGGATTGCAAAAGAACCAGTTAACGGAATGTATGGAATTTATTTTCTAGGTAATAAAGTATTAGAAAACGATATGCGGTGGCAGATGCGTTTTATCAAATTGAGTAATCAAGTCATTGGTGAATGGTTAGTGACTAGGGAATGGCTATTTAATTACGTTCACACAACTAATATTAAAACAAAGCGATGGCTCGAATCGATTGGGGCCGCTATTCATCCAACTGTAAAAGTTGGAGATTTAGAATTATTCACTCTTAAAAAGGAGGACTTTATATGTGCTTACCCGCAGCGGCAATCTTAACCGCAGTCAGCACCGGAGTAGGACTGATTGCACAAAATCAACAAACCAAAGCGCAAGTTTCGATGTACAACGCTCAAGCACAAGCGGCAGAAGCTAATAAGCGAATATCTGACCGTAAGCAAGAGCAAATTGCCATGCAACAATTACAAGAGCGTGACAAGATGGATAATCGTATGCGTCTTATATCCGGCACGAATGCGGCAGAAGCAGGGGCCGGTGGGTTGCAAATGGCAGGGTCCCCATTACAGTTAATGGCATCTAGTTATGATGAATATAACAAAGATGTGTATAACTGGGAACAGAATAAAAACAATGCTATTTACAACGAATATTTGAATGGTATGAACTATCAGAATGAAGCTAATGCTGCACGTGCTTCCGCTAAGAATGCTCGACGTCAAGGCAATTTAGCAATGGTAGGCAGTATTCTTGGCGCCGCATCATCTATGTATAGTCTCAAACAGCAATATGCAGGTGGCAAGATGAAGACTACATATGGTGGTGACCCTGTAGGGTATACAGATAGGGGGCCGGTAGTGACTGTTAAACGTGACTATAGAATGAGGTAGGATATGAAATTAGTTAATTATGATCCCACTCAAAAATTGAATACAATCCAAGGTGGCACACAAGCTAGCGGGAATGAAATGGCATATGGCGGTAATCAACAAGGATTGTCAAATTTAGGCAAAGCGATTGGTGATTTAGGTTCGACTATGCTACAAATCCAAAAACAAAAAGAATTGGTAGATGTAGTAAATGCGGCTAATGAATATACAGAAGCCATGAATCAGGCTATGTATGACCCTGAAAATGGTCTTATGAACCGTAAAGGAGAAAATGCGTTAAATATTCCTACTGATTATAGCGAGATTGAATCTGTCAAACGAAATGGAATTCTTAGAAAATATCATTTTAAGATGACAGATTCGATTAATGCATTTAACAAAATTGTCGATAATGACAGGGTAAACACGATTAATACAATTAATCGATATGTTCGTGGACAATATGAAGATAGCGCCATGAAGGCATTGAATATGAATATTCAAAATATTGCTAATAATGGTGTTGTAAATAGCAATCCGGATTCATTTGGACAAACTATGCAACAAATAAGTGGTAGTGTTCATGCTCAACTTGCTAATCTTGGATATGATGATAATACGATTAATTTACAAGTTAAAAAGGCACAGCAAGATACTGCAGTAACCATGATTGAAAAGAAAATCTCTGATGATGATTTAGACGGCGCAAATAAGATGATTAATGCCGTTGCCGAATCTGGATTGATTGATGAGAAGGAAATCATGGGGTATCGGCAAAAGGTACGTAAAGCCAGTATGGTATTGGCGACCGGTAATGAAAAGACGATTCGTGATGTCATTGGCGAATTTGATCCATATGATCCGGACCTTTTAAATAAAGTTACCAATAAATTATTTGAAAGTGGATTTGGTAAGGTAGCCGGTAGTACTGGCGAAGCAACTGTCGAAAATTTAAAAGCAGCCGTAATGGGTCAAGAAAGCGGCGGCGATGCTGGTGCAGTTAATGGTCGAACAGGTGCATATGGTTTATTCCAAATCTTACCGAGTAATTGGCCACAATGGAGTGAACAAGCGGGTATTCCGGGTGCTGATATGTCTGACCCGGAAGCGCAAAAAAAGGTTGCTGCATTTAAGTTAGGTGAGTATGCACAGAAATACGGGGTCGAAGGCGCCTTTGCTGCATGGTATGCGGGGCCTGTGAATGGGCAACGTTGGAAGGACGGCGCACCAGATGCCATTGATAGTGATGGCAATCATTATTCGTGGGATGCACCACAAGGAAACGGTGATGAACCAAGTGTTCGCCAATATATACAAGAGGTTAAATCACGGCTATTTAATGGGCAAGCTCAAGCGGAAACTCCCGCACAGGCTCAACAGCGTAAAGAAATGATTCAACGTAATGTTGCTACGCAATTACAACAAATTGCACATAGTCGTGCTGTGGCATTAGAAAATCAAAAAGCTGAGGTAGAACAAATGGTTGCTGCTGATGCTAAAAACGGCGGAACCGATATAACGGCGTTAAAGATTCGACAAGATTATGCTGCTACTCATCCTGAATATGCAAGAGCTATGCAAGGGCAATTGAATCAAGCGCAAATAGCAGTTAATAAAGCGGCAGCAAAAGCATCACAGGCTAAAGAGGTAAATGTACTAGGCGTGAAAACAGCTATTGCTAACGGTCAATTTAAAAGCATTGATGACCTAAATGATTTTATCGGTCAAATGGGCGTATATTTTAACCCTCAACAATTATCGCAAATTAATAAGGAATTTGATGAGTACGCTAATGGTACCGGCAAATACTCTCCTAATATGAAAGGTATGAAAAGTAGCATAGAAAGCCTAGCCGGTAGGAAGATTGATGGTGTTGAATGGCAAGGCGTATCTGCTGCTGTATATCCAAAGGTTCAAGAGTTCAGAGAAAAGAACGGATACGATCCGTCACCTGCACAAATGGCGCAATGGGGCGCAGAAGAAGTGGCACAACAGGCAATTGCATCCACTAAAACAGGTGAGTTCTGGGGTGCGGGGAAAATGGCAAATTTCTTTGGAGGTAAAGGTTCTGCCGTTAAATATACAAATGCTCAATTGGCTGCTAACGGTATGTATGGGCTATACAATACTACAGGCGATGATGGACAACCTTATTATGTTTATAAAGATAGTAGCGGAGATACACATACAATTACACCGGAAGAATTGGCAGAAAGGTTAGGTCAATAATGGGTAACTATAAAATTACACCTGAACAAGCGACGAATGGCACCTTCGGTATTCAGTCTAAAGCGCATACACAGTTTGAAGGTGCAGTACAACAAGAAACCACAGATAATTCGTATGGTAAAGCCATAAGTAATGCTGCTAGTGGATTCAATAACTGGTTACATAAAGACCCGTCACAAGCTACAGTAGATACTAATAGCTTAAATGCATTGATACAAACAGACGTAACACCTGAGCAAAGTGAAAACTTTGTAAATAAGGCTAGTGAAATATTACAACCGGCCATGCATCGGGCCGAACAAATCTATCTGTGGAACAAAGAAGATTGGAGCCAGTCTGCTATTAATAGCGGTGATAAGCTAGGCATTAATCCAGATTTAATTATGGCAAGTGGACAAGAAGGCATCAGACGTGCTGAATTGGCTGCTGCACAATTGGATAGAGGAAAAACTATTCAAGAGATCCGTGATATGTATCCGGAACTTAATACCATAAATTATAAAAGTTCTGCAGAAGCTATTACCGCTTTACGCAATCTTGAATCCATTAATAATACTCACGGCGTATTCGATGCGGTACAGCAAAATGTTTGGTCTATGAATGACCAAATCTTGCGTGCACAAGCCGGTTATAAATTATCTCAAGAAAATGACCCTAATAAGATTGCTGAATTAACAGCAGAAATTAATCGTTTAGATGAAAATTTATCTAAATATAGACAATCCGATGGCAGTAGTATTTTAGAAGCTGTGATTGGAGAAACTGCAGCGCAAGGGTATATGATGGCTGTACATGCTATCAAAGGGTCAAATCGTGCTGCAGAAGGTATGGCGTTAGGTGCAGCTACTGGTGCTGTTGCCACTGCGCCAGTAGGGGGTGAGGGTGCTATTCCGGGTGCATTAGTTGGTTTGAATACTGGCATACAAGTAGGTATGGCAGAACAAATGTATCAAATGTCATACGGCAATAAATATCTTGAATTAATCAATAAAAGAGACAGTAACGGCAATCGTATATATTCTGATGACGAAGCAAAAAAATACGCTATGTCTTTTGCGGCAGTTGATGCAGGTATTGAATTTGTAGCGACTCGTGCTATTGGTAAAGCAGCATCTAAAATCGCTCCTAAGTCTGCACTTGCCAATGCAGTTTCAAGAGGGACTACTAATGCAGCTGAGACATTTAATCGTGGTATTGGTGTTACTGCTGCACAGGTGGCCAAGAGTTCTATTAAGGCTGGCGCTCCAGAACTATTTGAGGAAGGCCTGCAAGATGTCAATGAAAAATTACAGCATAACTTATGGCGCAAATCGAATGATCCGGAGGGAAATTATTCCGTAGGCGATATGTTTGTAGGTGCCGGTGAAGCTATGTGGCAAGCATTACCTGCTGTTGTTGGTTTCGGTGTAATTGGTGGCGGCATCAGTGGTGCTCGTACCATGAAAGCCTTTAAAGATTTTCAAAAGTTATCCCCAGAAGAACAGCACATAGCTGTTATGGAAGAACAAAACCGTAATGGCCATGTTATCATGCAGAACCTTAAAAACGATGCTGCAGTTAATAATTTGGCAAAAGAAAACCCTGAGTTGTATGGAAAAATTGTACAAGCTCAAGGCGATAATATAGGCGTGTCTACTGCCTATGTAAATGTCAATGAAATGGCTGAAACTGTAGAAGGTCAAGCGGCTATCCGTAATATGGTAGATGCAGGACTTACTACACAAGAGGAAGTATCTAAAGCGATTACGGCTGATGCTCCAATCGAAATACCTATCGGGTCTTATGCTCAATTAAGTGGTGGTTTATCGGAAGAAACAGTTAAGGCATTGGAAGAATCCTCTTACTTTACACGTGGTGGATTATCCATGAAAACTCTTGAGCGTGCAAAAGAAGAAGTGCATGCTATGAAAGAGCTAGTTAAGGATGATACTGAAAAACGTGCAGAGCGTGTTAAGAATGATATTATTCGTTCCTACTTTGATGAAACATCTGACATAGATAAGGAAATGCTTGATGTGGTTCTTGCGGATCCAACACATATTAAACAAACCTTTAACAATGTGTATAAGGAACTTACTGAACAGTACCGTGAACAATATACAAGTGATTTCGATGCAATGGATACCGATTTAGAAGCGGCACGTACTAGCGGAGTCAATCCTATATGGTTAGGCGAAAACAAGCCACCACGTTCTAATTCAGAGCGTAGACGAATGGCATATCAATCTAGCCTTGCTCGTACACAAAGTGCTTTAGCGGATAATCCGGAAGCACTTAATCAAGCAGGTGCCCATTATGCTGATATGGAGCACACACTCAAACAAATTGAATCATTAGAATCTATACGAGATAAGCTATTCGAACTTGCAGATAATGACATCGCCTTACGTATGCAATTATCCAAATCTGGCTATGAAGTGTATCAGTCTTTAAAATCCATAATGAGCGATGAAACAGTAGACCGTAAACAACGTGATACGGCTGAAGCTAATGCATTGCTTATGGCACAACATGCTGATATTATGGCTGATATTATGCGACGTGCAGGACGTGGTAACTATACGGCCATGGATTATTTCAATACTATTCGCATACAAATGAACGGTGGGGTATATAGCCAGAATGGTTATGCGCAACAATTGGCAATGCATCAAAAACTACAAGCCGATATAAATCAATGGTCAAAAACAATAGACGATTTACAAAACGGAACGCTTAAACAAGGCGTGACTAAAATGATGTCCGCACCTTTAGTATTTAGTACTATTAAAGATCCTGACTATAAATTTACAACTGGTGATATTTATATAACAACCAAAATGCTTAACAAAGTGTTTGATAATAAGCATGCACATAAATTTGATTTAAATGTTATGAAACAATTACCGGGTGCCTTATCAAATCCAATTGCGATATTCAAAAACTTTGACCCTGTTAATAAGACCTCAGTAAAAGGTGAAATTATTGCTGTTGTTGAGTTAAGAGATACACAAAATAACCAAGTTCATGTTCCATTAGTTTTTGATGTTCAAAGTGGAAGAAATAGCTATCAGACAAGGGTTAAAAGTATATTCCCTAGAGTTAATGCTACATGGTATTCTAATGCGATAAATAATGGAGACCTGTTATATGGTAATACAAAAAAAATAAACCAACTAACAGTCAATAACGTCCAATCAAGCGGACAAATGAGTGTTAGTCAGTTTATGATTAACAATAGTATACCAAACGAAACAGATTTAGACAAGCTTCGAAAACAATATAATTATCAATACTATCAAGCTGCATGGCATGGTTCGCCACATGATTTTGATAAGTTTGATTTAGGTGCTATTGGCAGTGGTGAGGGAAATCAAGCACATGGTTGGGGCTTATATTTTGCTAAAAAGAAAACAGTATCTAGGAACTATCAAAAGGTATTGTCTAAACGATTAGGAACTGCAAATCCAAAATTATTTAAAGTTGAAATCCCAGATGAAAAAACAATGCTTGATGAAGATAAATATTTCAAAGAGCAAAATAAAGATATTGTTAATAAAATAGTATTAGCGACTAATAATTTAGATATTGATAAACGCAAAGCTTTATTAGAATACTATAAAGAGCATCCATCATACACCACTAATAAGGAATATGAAAAAATATTAGGTAAAATACAGGCGATAAAGCGTGATCAAGAATATTTAACTGATGCCTTACTAAACAATGTAAATAAAATAAAAGAAAAAATTGCTAGAGAAACGGCTGCAGAGTACGGATATAGTTTTGATGAGTTAAAAGCAGATAGTACTTTGGAAATGGCTAAAAAGCTACTTGGTGAAATGAATGAAAAGCTAGCAACATTAGAAAAAGAGAAAGAAACTGAGGGTGCTAAAGAAAAAATAAGGCAAGATAAGATTTTAGAAAATATAGGTGATACGTTCACCAAAACCCCATATACAGGGAGAAATGTTTATCTTGCATTATCTAAAGCATTTGGCGGTGACAAAGGTGCATCTGAATTTTTAAATTCTATTGGAATTAGTGGCATTACATATGATGGGTATACAGATGGAAGGTGCTATGTAGTGTTCGATGATAAGGCAATCAAAGTAATTGAAAAATATAATCAATCTATCAACGGTATGACGCAAATTAATAGTCCTACCGACCGCCTTATTCAAATCTTCAAAACGGCTGACCGTTCAACGTTCCTCCATGAAATGGGACACGTATTCTTTGACGACATTAAGAACCTCGCTGAAATGGAAAATGCCCCAGAGCAACTTGTAACAGATTGGAATAAGTTGAAAGAATGGTCTGAATGGGACGATACAAAAGGTGCTGATAATACTAAAGCACATGAAAAATTTGCTCGTGGATGGGAAGCATACCTTCGTGAAGGTAATGCACCTACAAAAGGATTACAACGTGTATTCCGTATGTTCTCGAAATGGTTAACTCGTATCTATCGTGCGGTGACAAGACTAGGCGGATTACCACCTAAGGAAATTCAAGACATTATGGCACGCATGATTGCTACCCAAGAAGATATAGACGCCTACACAAAAGAGCAGGCCCTTGAACAATTTGAATCTAGCAAGTTATTTAAACAGCTCGATGAAGCTGAGCAAGCAAAGGTTCAAGGCCATATTGCCGACGTCGGGGAAATGGCGAAAGAGCGTGTAATGAAGCGGTATATGAAAGAATTAGAAAGTCGCCCAATCAAAGAATGGAACGATGAAAAAGATTCTATTCAAGCTGATATTGAAAAGCGTTTAATGGAGCAGTACCCAATATTCAAAGACCATCAACGCTATAATGCATTTGGTAAAGATGCATTAATCAATACTCGATACAGCACGTTAAAAGAATTAGAAGCTGCTGAACGTGAGCAAACAGGCTTTACATTCAATGAGGCAGTTAATCAAGCTATGGAATCTGCTAAGCAGACATTCATTGAAGATAATCATATTGGCAAATCTAATATAGAAATTGCCGAAGAATGGCTATTATCTTCTGATGGTCAAATGAAACTTACTGAAGAGGAAGCCAAAATCATCAAATCACAAACCAATCGAGACCTTGCTAAAAACTGGGAACTACTCGATAGGTTAAATCGACTTGACCCTAATTCAGAAACAATTGAATCTGATTTAGAGCCAATTGCAAAACGAATAATTGGTGACAATGAAAAGGTCGCTAAAGAATTAGGTGTTGTATCAAAAGAACTTGATTCTGCTCAAGACCGTATTGAAAAGCTAAAAGTACAATTACAAGAACGTATTAATAATGTACGTGCGATTCGAGATAGCGGTGTAGGTGTGATAAGTGATTATATGAACCGTGCTAGACAGGAATTGGGCGATTTGACCTTATCCCAAGCTAGCCAGTATAAGAAGTATCAAAACCAAGCCATTCGAGAAGGTAAGCGTGCTGATAGGGCATTGGCAGTCAATAAATTGGAAGAGGCTTTGCAAGCTAAACAGTTACAACTTCTAAATCAAGCAAGGGCCCGTGTTGCGTTTGACAATGCGCTCCGTATTAAGAAATTAAGAACTAAGTTACTTGATAATCTCAACAGAATGACACGTCCTAAGAATCCGATTGCTATTGAGCCTAATATGCGCTACTTCTACGCACACATGGCATATCAAATGGGACTCACAAAATATGATGGACTGGAGCCAGTAGACGGATTCAATATGAATGCTGTTATTAATGCATTAGATCCTGATGCGGATATTCTAGGTGACCAAAGTGTTACATTCCTTGACCCATGGATTGTACAGCTATTCTTTAGTAATACGCCTATGTCATTTAAAAATCTTACAGTGAGTCAATTGAACACATTAGAAGAATTAATGACGGGCATGTATAAGAATGGCCGCAATGCTTATGAAGGCTCTACTATTCTTAATGATAAAGGTGAATCTATCACATTTGATGATGCGGTAGATGGTATATTAACGGAAGCAGTAGATACATTTGGCAAAGTAAATGGGAATGTATTTAATGCTCAAAACAATCAAACTGGTTTAGAGGCAGTTGCAGGGCTTATCAATAAGGGCAACCTATCATTACTCAAAGTTGAAACATTCTTGCGCCGGCTAGGTCCTAGTGCAGTGAAATATATCTATGATCCAATCAGCAGAGCAACGCAAGTTTTCAACGAACGTAAAGAATTATCTATGCGTAGATTGGCCAAGGATGTATCTTCTGTGTATGGCAAGCGTGAATTATTTAACATCCGAAATAAGCATATGTACGATGTTGGGGAATTGCGTAATCTAACTAAAGAGCAGGTCATTGCATTAGCCTTAAACTGGGGGACAGAGCGTAACCGTCAACGTGCAATGGAAACAGCTAAGACCAATGAAGTGGGTATGGAAAAAGCCTTTCAAAAAATTCTCACTGATAAAGACTGGGAATTCATTATTCGCACATGGGATCATATCAATTCTTTTTATACTGAACGTAGCAAAGTTCAAGAAGAACTTTATGGGAATCCATTGAAGAAAGAAGAAGGTATCACATTCACTATTGGTGGCAGAACTATCATTGGTCAGTACTATCCGATTGTTTATAATCCTGAAGTTAATGCGAGTATATCTGACAAGGAAGTAGAAGACATCGCCAAGACTATGGTTAGCAGTAATGCTATATTAGGAACTGGTATGAGTGCTACTAAAAGCCGTTTAGATGTGGTTAAGGATAAATCATTATTACTTGATTTTGATGTAATTGCTAACGCAATTACAGAATCTATCAATCACATAACCATGCGTAAAGCTGTGACTGATATTAATCGTTTAGTAGCTAACAAAGAATTTCAAAACTATATTGTTGAGAAATTCGGCATGAACTCTTATCAATTTTTGCGGACTTGGGTCCGTGATAATTGGAAAGATGAGGCGGCTAAGCTTGATGCATTTGGTAAGATTGTGACGGCATTAAAAAGAAACACATCTATGGCTATTATGGCTGGCCGTGTATCAGTTGCTATTCAGAATACCTTGAATATTCCTGTTGCCGTATATCGTATTGGTGCCGGTAATGTACTTCGAGCCGTTAATCATGCAGGTGTAGGATTCTATGGCCACGGTACAGAGCTTTATAACAATACCCGTGATTTTGTCATGGAACAATCCATATTCATGAGGGAACGCATTCAAACTTTGGATAAAGACCTCAAAAAAGGATTAACCATCCAAGGAAAGGGGCTCCGCATTAATGACAAGAATATCGGCGGGTATAAGTTTGAAAAAGGTGCTGCAATCCGTGATGAAATTAATAACATGGGATTCCGGTTGCTCACAGAAACAGACTTCGCCTTATCTATCCCGGTATGGAAATTCGCTTATGATCAAAAGATTGCTGAACTCCAATCCAAGGAAGGGTTAAGTACTGAGTGGATTAATCAACAAGCAATTGAAGCAGGTGACCGAGCAATACGAGATATTTTCGGAAGTGGCGATACTAAAGACGCCGCAGCTATTCAACGAGCAAGGAATCCATTAACGCAGCTATTTGTTCCATTTTATTCATACGCAAACACCCTATACAACATTATTGCTGAAGGGTGGTATGCAGGAAAAGATAAGGGGGACTGGACACAATTTGCTCGAATGCTATGGTGGTCTGTATTTTCACAAGCGGTTGGCATGGTGATTTATAAAGCACTAACAAATGGTGACGATGATGATCCAGAATCTATCGCCAAGTCTTTTGCTGAAGAATTTGTACAACAAGGCACTATGGGTATTCCGTTAGTGAGAGATATAGCCACTATGGGTATGAAATTTATTTTAGGAGAACGTCCATACAATAAAGGTAATACCGTAATGGGATTAAGTATCTTTGAGAAATTATGGGATACCGGTCAAGCTATCTCAAGTGACAATAAAGATATCGTTGATGTAGGCCGTTCGCTCAGTCAGGTTTCTAACCGTGTAACTGGTTTTAGTGATACCGTAACCGATGCTTTCTGGACATTGTTGCGTGTAGGGCTAACTGATACGGATGCCAAGATTGAAGATGTATTTATGTCAATCATATTAGATAAACGCTTAAAAACTAAAAAGGAAAAGAAGAAAAAATAAAAGTAAGGACTACCTAATTTCAGGTAGTCCTCTTTATATGCAACAAAGAAAGGCGGGATATTGTGATTCCACAAGTCGACAATCCAGTTGTTCAATATCAATGTGATGGGGTTAACAAGACTTATATTTGGCCGTATGACTTTAATAATATTAAAGACATTAACCTTATTTTAGTTGATGAAAATGGGAGACATACGGAGCAAACAGGGAACATCTTATATGATGCGCAAAATAAAACTTTAACGTATCCAAGTATTGGTGAACCATTGCCGGCAACTTATAAAGTTGTTTTAGTTAGACGAACTCCAATTTCACAAACTACAGAATTAGCTAACAAATGGCCATACAATCACATTGAAGATATGGGTGATAAAGTTATTCTAATTCTTCAGGAAATGAAAGAACAGTTGGATCGCACACTACAAATTAATGTAGGTGCTGATGAAGACCCAAATCAAGTAACACGTGATATTGTAGATAACTCCATTGAAGCTGCTAAAAAAGCAATTGCAGCTGCATCTACGGCAGAAACAAAAGCCAATGAAGTGCAAGATAATGCGACAAAACTAACAGCCATCAATGATAATATCAATGCATTATCTCAAACGGTAGACGATAAATTAGCGACTGCAAATACAGCTCTTATCCAAAGTGCTGATACGTTTGAGAAAACACAAGAATTAGCAGATAACACAAAGGCATACGCTGCACAAGCGGAAACCGATAAAAAAAATATTAATGATTTGGTTACAAAAGCAGATGCTATTAAGACTGATATTAACAATAAACAAATTGCTAGTGTAGGCAATGCCAAGAAAGCGGAAGATGCAGCCAAACGTGCAGAGGTAGCAGCTGCTAAAGCTGAAGAAATAGCAATACCCGGAGGTAAAGGAATTGTAACCAAAAGTGAAGCCGATGCAAAATACATTGGAAAAGAATCGTTAAATGGTATTGTGTCAGTTAAAGACTTTGGAGCAGTTGGCGACGGCGTAACCGATGATACTGCTGCATTTAAACGTGCTAATGATAATTTGGCTAATAAAATTCTATTAGTGCCAAATGGACAATACAAACTAACTGAACACTTAACCTTTAATACAGTAGGTTCTGTAATGGATATGGGCGTATATACCAATATCAAGCCGTATTATCCAACAGAAACACCAATGCTAAAAGGGGCATCCAATATCGCGTTTGTGAAAAACATTACGTATGATGCGGAAGTCAATCAATGTCAAGGGTTTACCTATAACTCTAAAAAGAATGTATTTGTACTTGCCTGTATTAATGGTGAGGGAACCAATCAAATCTTCTATGAACTCAATCCAGATACATTTGAAAAAGTAGGCACCTACAAATTCACGGATTCTGAGCGCCTAGGGCATTGTAATACCATGACGTACAATCGGTATACCAACAAGATATACCTCACCAATGGGCTTAAAAACGGCAATAATTTGACGGTTATCAATGCCGACACTATGGCAATCGAAAACACAATCACACTTCAGGAAAAGGTGTTTAATGTCGACTATGATCCTATTACGAGGACTTATGTATCCATTGTACCTATTGCCGGCAATCAACGTGTACGAACAATCAATTTATATAATGATGAATTTAAAAAGCTCAAAACTTACCAAGTCGATTATATTTATCCGGATATGAATAATAACGGGGCTTTCATGTTGAACGGTGCGATTATGTCTGCAACACTCGGTAGTTTAGTTGAGTGTACACCATTTGGCATGGTTAAACAGATTATTGAAATTAATCGTGAAACTGAAATCGAAGATATTGCCTATTACAATGGCAAGTTCTATTTTGCTGTGCTTACTCAAAAGCCTAACAAACGTCACCAAGTTGATATATATGTAGGCGACCCAAATTACGACTTTGAAAATTCAATCAATATGCAACGGTTAAAAAATCTTGATTATTTAGGCCTTGGTGGTGGCAAGATGAAAGGCCCAATCATCATGCCAAATAATACCTCTGTTCAAGTAACAGATACCAAAGGTAGCGCTCATCATGCAGTTAAGATGTCTACTGGTAATAGCATGGAATTTGGCATGAGCGATAACCGGACTATATTCTTAGGGACCTCAATAGGTTATTACGATGCTAACAAAAATAAAACATTCAGAATTCTAACTGAAGATGATGCATCTTCTACAGGTACATTGGTTTCTAAAAAAGATGCAGATGCAGCATATTTAGGTAAGAAAGGCCGTCAAACAGTAATAGGGCAAGTATTTGCTAGCGAGGGTTTTTTCTCGTCTGATGAACCCGGCGCAATTAATACACCAACAGGTTCTTACAAGGTTTTATTTAAACAGGCTCATAAACAATTTAATGATGGCTCTCCAAGTGATGGCGCAGTTATTGAATATGGCAATGCTGAATGGTGCGGACAATTACTGATTCCAAATAACGGCAATCAACCATTGTATTTTAGAGGCTGGGCTAATAACCAAGTAACCCCATGGAAAACTGTATATGTTGATACATTACTCAACAAAATTACATTTAAAAATGGCGCAGAATTGTGGGTGGAATAATGGCAGTTATCAAAACCAAGACGCCTAATGGGCAAATACAAACATACAATTTAACAGATAATTCTAAGGACACGGGTGGTAATTACATCCGTGTCCGTTTTAATGACCAAGATTTTTATGCAAGGGTTTCAGTGAATGTAACGCCATTAAATGTTGTTAAGTCAAATGAAGATAGAGGGTATGTGCAATATGACCCTATAGGATTCAATACATGGAAGTGGGAAGCATGGCATGTAGAAAAGTTTAACCGATGGTATGTGTACTTACCAAAAGGTAAATATAGAGTAACAATTACTGCAATGACAGAAAAAGCTTATGAATTAACGATTCCTACATCTAAAGATATTGAAATCACAATTACAACATATAGGAACAATAATAATGATGATTTCATTAGGTTTAATATTGACAATCAAATTTCTAGGAAAGAATTCATTGATAAGGGGATTAAGCGTTTAGTAATTGAAAGGACAGGGAACATATGATTGAAATTTTCGCTCCGCCACCATCTATTATGGTGGGATTAAATGAAAATGAACTTGTACAAATATCATTAGCTATATTTTGTACTTTGATATTGGTATTTGTTGATACGATATTGCGCATCTTAGTTGAGGTGCGCAATTTTAATATTGCGACAAATAGGCCCTGTACAGTTACTAATACCCTATTGGCTATACTTTGGCGTGGATGGGGATATGTTGAAATCAATGGTAAAAAGCAAAGGTTCTTAGTTAGCAATAAATTGCGAGCTGACATGACAAAGAAACTTGTCAAATCATATCCTTGGTTATTTGTATTGTCGTTTATTTTACTTACGTTACCAGACGTGGAATTTATCTTTTTAGGACGGCTAGATACGTTTTTAAGCACAGGAATGTATCTCATTCCCATTGTAATTGAGTTAGCATCTTGTGTTGAAAATATGATTGAACTGGAATTGGTGGAATCGAGGTGGTTTAAACGTGCGATAAATTTATTTAAAGAGTTGATAGCGTTCGTAAGATCAATAAAGGATGCGATTAAATGATTGAAAAAATTAGTATTCGTGAGGTGTTAACAATCCTCATCCTAGGGGCGGTCAATATAATGGCCGTCCTTTATGGTTATAACGAATTGGCCATGAGTATTTCCTCCGGGCTCGTTGGCTATTTAGGAGGACGTGAATCAAATAGGAAGGAGCAAAACAAATGGAACTAGGAAAATTAAGTGCTGCGTATGAAAGCAATGGGGACCCAGCTATTGTATCAACAGGCGAGGGGGACCGTGGGGGAATTTCGTATGGTGCTTATCAATTGGCAAGTAATTGCGGAAGTGTGGATGCGTTCCTTGGTTGGGGCTTGCGTCAAGAAGATGGATTCTACAAAGATTATGCGAGAGCCCTTCAAAGTGCAGGACCTATTAACTCCAATGAGTTCATTAGCAAATGGCAAGAACTAGGAACTGTGGATCCTAACGGTTTTATGGAAATGCAGCACGACTACATTAAATATGCTTATTATGATGTGGCGTGTAGTGAATTATCCAATCAATTATTTGATGTAAATAAACATAGCCGAGCATTGCGTGATGTTGTATTTTCTGCGGCCGTTCAATATGGTCCCGGTGAAGTTGTTAATCTTTTTAAAGAGGCAATGCAATATGTTCCGGGTTGGGAGCCTGATTGGAACTTATCTTATGTAAACGACATTAAGTTTGACTGGGATTTAATTAATGGTGCATATGAACAGCGAAAGCTGCATCCATGGAATTATGATGGTAATCCAAATTGGTTGCGTGAAAATCTTGTTGAACGGTTCGATGCAGAAAAAGCACAAGCATTAGAAATGTTCTCGCAAGAAATGCAAGAAAGGGGTCTATAATGAGCCTTTGGACTTTCAAGGTGTTATGTTACCTAAAACGACATAAAATTCTCATAGGGGGGCTAATTTTAATTATTTTAGCTATTGTAGGGGTATCTATATATAATTCACATCAAGTTAAAAAGCCTGTGTTATTAAAACAGGAACAAGTAAAAGATCCTGTAAAATTGGCTAATGCTATTCATATTACCAGAGAGGAAGCACAACAAGTTGTTTCCAAGATGGAAACAGCTCAACCGGTAGCAACTTATTATGTGCAGGCTCCTACCGTAGAACAGGCGGCTAAACAAACGCAACAAGCCATCAAACATGAGGACCCGGCATTACCTAAAGCAGCAACGGAAAAGGCGGATAGAACCGCAGTAGTTGCTAATACGGATAAACAAAAGGTGGACGTTTATAAAATCAACCTAAACAAGGCTCATAAGATTAAAGCTGGTGTAACGGTATTAGACAGTAAAGCCTATGAGACTATTGGCTATCAAGCAGGTAAAGTTGAAATATTGGCACACTTTGACGGACAGCATTTTGAAGGTGGTAGCGTTCTGTATACAGTAAAGGAATGGTGATCCAATAATCTCCGCGTTGCACGGTTTGCAACAGTCAACTAATAGTTTATTGTTGGAAGAAAACATTATGAGTACACTATATCTTGATGACGATATGATGCCGTATGCTGATATCTTTTTACAAGCAATCTCCAATATTGAGAAACTGGGATATTCATTTAAACCTAATTTGTTAATACATAAATATATTGGACGAAGTAAAAAGTTGCTAGGTATTACATATTGGTATCATGATGATTCCTGCTTGGTGGAACTAAGCAAGGATAACCATGATAAAGATATTGAACTAAATACAATCTATCATGAACTCGCACATGCCACTATTGAGTGCCATTTCAAAGGTCATGGTAAGGAGTTTAGAGAATTACGAAAGAAGATAATTGACGCTTACAATATTGATATTGGCGGCGCAATATTACAATGAGGTGAAAAATATGGCAAAGACATTTGAATTTAATAACAAGACTTACAATTTTGCAGAAGATATTCAAGTTCCAGAAGAAGGTTTATTTGAAGCAACACTAGTCGATGAAAACAACCATCGATGTGAAATGCTCTTCAGAAATGGTAAATTGTTTAGACTAACTGAATTAGATTAGAAGTAAAAATCGCAAATTTTACCACTAAACATAATATTGAATAGTAAATTACAACAAAAGGGGTACCCAATCGGTACCCCTTATTTTTTTGACGTCAAATAAACGTCAAAATTTATATGTTATTATTGATTATTTTTGCATATAATCATTCTGTGTAAAAACATGGCCACAATGATTATTACTGGAATTTAACTAAATATATGAAAATACTAAAAATATATGATAAAATACATATATTATGACTAGACGGTGGCTGAGCCATTCGATGATTTAAAGGGGACCTATGAACGTAGTTTTATCCACATTAAATTCAAAATTTATACATTCTTCTCTGGCTTTGCGTTATCTCAAAGCGTATGGGCAGGCTCACGGACAGGCATACGATATAGTAGAATATACTATTAATATGCCTGTTTTACATATTCTTAGCG